ATCATCAGAAATCATTTTAAAGTTTTCAGATTTAAAGTAAGCTGTAAACTCTTTATCTGTTTCACCAATATTAAGAGAATAATCGTTTGAAGATTTATTCTTTTTATCAGTTGCAACAAAAGATATGGTCTTACCATTACCTTTAATTGCTATGTCTGGTAGATTTAACGTTGTAGCTGCTTTTTGTATTTTAGCAAAGTCATCTTTCTTTAATGTAAATGCTACTGTCTTATCAGGCATACTGATACCTTTTTGAGGTGTAACAATAACTGATTTATCAGCAAAGAAATACTTAATTGTTTGTTTTGATTTCTCATCAGAAATAACGGCATAGTTGGCGCCATTAACTTTAACAGCAGGCTTATCAAATAATTCTACTGCTCTTAAAAATTCTGATAGACTGTATATGCCAAATTCAGTATCAAATTTTTCTGTGATTGTTGCTTCTGCTAGAATATTTTTCATAGCAGATATTGTGTTTAACTTACTGCCTGGTTTAAAAAGAATGTTATCGTTGATCTCGCTAAAATTCTTTAATATGGCTAGTGTGTCTGTACTTAGGTTCATTTCACGTTCTCCTTATCATAGTTTAATAATAATATAACATAATGTACTGCTTTAAGCAAGTCAGCACGGTTATATCCGTTTTTCTTACCATACCTACACAAATACTTAATTGCGTTGGCGTGACAAAAATCTTTTCCAATGTTTAAAGTTTTAAATAAATCTTGTACTTGAAAGCCGTCTTGGCCTGTTGAGTAGTGTTGGCCATAAGTGCCTTCAATATAATCTAAGATTTCTTTTAATATTTTATCTTCATTGTATTTCATAATATTAATGTATCACACTTTTATTTAAAAGTCAATCTACTTTTTGGAGCGGACAAATGGTACTGCCCCAATTTCTCTAACTTGGAAAGTTAGTATATTACTTTTATAATATGTCCGCAATTCCTAACCTAACACAATTTAATAGTTTTGTCAATAGTTTAGGATCAATATTTCATTACCTTTAGAAGCCTTTGATTTCTTTGTACTATTTGATTTATTAAACTCTTTTTGTTTCCAATTAAATTTAGATTTAGGAAACCATTTAGACAATTCAGTAAAATCATAGTAAGATAACACAAATTTACCCTTAATAGACTTTAGTGTATTGGCTAACTTTAAATGTTCATCACGGCCAAATTCTTTAACATAATAGTCTTCCATTTTAAAGTAAGGTGGATCACAATAAAATAGAGTATTTTTACTATCATATTTTTTTATACAGTTTTCATAGGATAAATTTTCTACATTTGTTATATTATTAAATTTTACTATATATTTTGGATTAATAAGTTTTTCAAAAAACTGTTCATACTTAGATTTATATTTACCTTTTAAATCCATAAAAGTTGATTTTTCTAAAGTTGAACCACTAAACGTTTGTGTTTCTAGGTAAATATATTTAGCTGCCGTTTCAATATCGCCTAATTTTAATTGATAAGTTAAAGGTATTAATTCTTTATAAAACTTATCAAATAATTCTTTTGATTGTGGTTTATAAGATTTTAGAACTTTATAAAATTCTTCTCTATGATTTTTTACACAGTAAAATATATTACTAATATATCTGTTATAATCATTATATACATTTTTATTGGCGTTTATATTACCCATAAAATATACCCAAAAGGCACCACCAAAGGGCTCTACATAAGTATCGTGTTTAGGAAAATAATTCGCTATCCATTTACCTTGAAATTTTTTACCACCAATATAAGCAAACATACTCTATTATATAACAAAAAAGGCCGAAAGTCAATCCTTCGGCCTTTTAAAAAATTATCTAATTACAGATAATTTATTTGATTTAGATAAGTTTTCATACTTATCAATTAATTGACCATTATCTAATGACGTTTTGCCACCTTTTGAATAAGGAACAATATGGTCGGCAGCCCATTTTGAATCATCATTTATTTCGTGTTCAGGTATAAACTTTTTACTTATAGGACAAATACCTTTTTGTCTTTCCCATAATTTATACCTTTCTTGTGGAGAAAATAAACGTATAGCGTCTTTTTTTTCAGCATATTTAACAATAACAAAAGACAAATCTTTAATTAAATACTCGTATCTAGCATTCAATTCTCCTTTTGACATTGTATTATTACACGAACTATAGGTTCTGCTTTCGCCGCCTGTAGTTGTAAATATTGGTTTAGTATCACTATTTCTTTTATTTTCACTGGCTATAAACCAATTGTAAAAAGATTTTTCATCTTTAATATAATATTCATTTTCACATAGATAATCATATATCATAAAAAGATTAAATAATGTACTAGATTCTTTTAATTCAGTACCACTATTTTTTTTAATAAAAACTGAAAAGTTTTTTATAAGTTTTTCAGATTTTTTAGTTGTTTGTGATACAACAGAATCATCTTCATAAGCGAGATCTTTTTCTACACCTTGAATAGATTTTGATGTTTTAAAAGTAACAAATATGGACATTGATACTATAAAATCATCAACAACACGTCTTACTTTTTGTTTATGTGTAGGAAATACTTTAGATAACATACTATTATATGTTAGGGCTGTTGTATTTCTTACCCATTCAGCATAAGGAACTAATATAGCATTTCTTAATTCCTGAGCGTTTAAAGTAAATCCGTCATTAATACATATAAACAAATTTGTTAAATCTTGTCTTAAAGCATTAGTGTATTCTGTCACCGTTAAAAAAATGTTTTCTTCAACATATTTTCTAAAAATAACAGGATGTTTTATCCAAGTGTCGTTATCTTTATCAATAACTATAACTTGTCCATTAGGTAATATGTAATCACCGTGTTTTAATGAAACTTTATTACTTAAATATTCATTAATTGTTATTGTTCTATTGTTACCATCAATAGATATGCTTTCATAACCTAATTGTTTCCATTTATTAAAATATAGAAAATCATAACTATCAGGCTCAGAATTTTTTAAACATTCTGATATATTACAAACCACCACTTTACTAGGTGCCATACCTAATACGAGGCTTGATGTATATTCTGTTTTTTGATTTAGATCCCAGCGTTCTTCACTTTGAAAAGCAAGATCAAGTGCTGTTCTGTGTTTTAAATTTCTAACAAAATCACTTGTTAGTGTGTGGTCATTATTTTTAAAGACCAATGGGCGAAGGCCCCTTGTACGAATTACCATAGGTAACTCCTTTCATATTATTTTTGCTACTGTAAATAGCAGTTTTCAATTTGTTATTTTATACTACTATAAAACAACTCACATTTACCACTATTTTTAGATAGTGATAATTCCATTATATAATAAAATAGGCCATAAGTCAAGCCTATGGCCTATCTTAGTTAAAAACTATTTAATATCAATAGTTTTTGGTTTCTTAGACTCAGGTACTATTTTTTCTAATGATACCTTTAAGAGTCCGTCTTTTAACTCAGCGCCTTTAACCTCTACGTCATCAGCGATAGTAAACGACCTCTCAAAATACCTTTTAGCAATACCTTTGTATAGTGTATTACCATCAGTGTCTTTTGATTCTTCTTTATCAGACTTTTTAGACCTAATCAGTAATTGGCCATCTTCAAAAGATACTTCAATATCTTTTTTATTATAACCAGCAAGTGCTACTTCAATATCGTATTTGTTTTTTGAAGTTTCTACTATGTTATATGGTGGATAGTTTACTGTTGGTTGTCTTAATCCAAAGTCGTCATTTAACATTGATTCGAAGTGATCGAATACGTTATTAAACCCTATGGATAAAGGCCTTAGTTGATTGAATATGCTTAATTGATTTTTAGTCATTTTTATCTCCTTTTGTTAAGCAAGTTAAAATTGAAAGCCCACTATTGGCACTTTCAATATTATTTATATAATCATTAATTTTTTAGTTTCAAGCCCTAAAAAACCGTTGATTTTAGTGGTGGTTTGTTTATCACGGAGTAAACCACCAAACACCGATTTGCTGATACTTTAAGTAGTATCAATCTTTTTAACGCCGACTAGGTCTTATGAATTGCCTAGTCTATAATATATATACAGGTTCAATTATAGCGTTAAAACTAGTAACCTCTTAGATCTCTTAACATCTTCTGTTTTTTTAAAAAGTTAGCTCGCATTTCTTTTGCTTTTCTAACTCTTTTTTCAGATGGTTTTTCGTAAGTCTGTTTCATTTTATACAGCCTCATAAAACCGTCTTTCAAAAGTTTCTTTTTAAGAATACGCATAGCCTTTTCGACATTGTTATTCCTAACTTCGATTTTAAGTCCCAATTAAATATACCTCCTTATAAAGTAAAAGAGGTGGCCATTATTGACCACCTCAGGACTAATATAACGGATTTTGAAAAAGTAACTATTTAAATAGCTACTTGTTCCTCCTCACCGTCATTGGAATTCGTTTCAGTTTGAGCGGAAACTTCTGCTTGTCTATTCGATTCGATAATCTGATCAGCAGTAGCACCAGCGTCAACTTTGGTGTATAAATCTACAAATGAAGTTTTGGTATCTTCATCAAATCTATTTGTACACATCTCAATTGCTTTAAGTTTGTTTTTGAAGATAGCATACGCTTGTACAATATGTACTAATCTTCTGGTTGAAATAATCTCATCAACACCGCCATCAAAATAAGTTTTTCTGATGACATCAGCCCACGTAACAAGCTTACTTACATAG